ATCCAGTCAGATGTCAGTCTGTTGTTCTGCGCAGCGGCATAAGCACGCTTGAAGTACGCATTCTTCTGTTGTGCTTCTTCAAGTTGCTGACGCAACGCGTGGGTACGCCCGATGCCGAAGATTGCCATTACTTGAACCTCACTTTGGCGAGGCCAGGGTTGCCAAGGCCCTGACGTATTTTCTCTTTTTTGCGCTCCATCGCGATTTCAGCTTTCAAACTGTCTTGCAATTGAAGCAGCTCAGCCATTTTGTAACGCCTCAGGCTGCGCCCACCGATCTGATACTCCTGCACCATGCCACCCTGGGCCAGCGTGCGTATTGCTGTCTCAACGTAAGAAAGGTCAATCTCGGCGCGAGAACGATCGTCGAATGCACCGGGTGAGCCTGCATATTTGGCTGACGCCTTGACAGTGAACTGACCACGTCCTGCTGTGTACTGCTGTGTGCTGTAAGTCGCAATCGCCTGCCAGGTCCACAAGCCTGCATCGAAGCCCGTTGTGGTGGCTGCAGGGATCGTTATGCGCCAGCCAGTGCTCTCAGCAGTGCCAACAACAGTCGTGCCTTCATTTGCAGTATTCGTCCGTGCGTACCACGTAAGCGTGAAGGTGCCACTGTCGATGTTCGTGCCGATTGCGTCTTTGAACGCAGGCACGTCAAACACAACTGTGTCACCTGCATAAATCAGGTTTGGGACGAGGATGCTCACCAGCTCGTAACGAAGGATGATGCTCGCTTTTGCAGTCTACGTTGGGGAGGGCGATATGGCGACTCTATCGGCTCTGTCGGCAAATCCCGCATTGTATCGGCTGTTTTTACCGCATTGCCAATACTCCGCTGAAACTGCTCGAAGATCGTGTTCCTGTTGAAGCGCATGTAAAGAAAATGTAACGCTGCATAGCTGTACACGAAGCAGTCCAGCGCCTCGTTGCGATCGCCCGCTTTCTTCTTCCACTCGCGAACGGCGAAACCCTTGACGTAGCGCACAACCTGCCGTTCTGACGTGATCTGCTTGAAGTACTCCTGCCCTGCCTCGGCGTGGAAGTGGATGAATCCTGCACCTGGCTCGTTGTGCTTCATCCGGCCGAACAGGGTGCTCTTGATCGTGTCAACGCCAACAGGGAAGACCTCAGCCGAATTCTTCAGCACCTGCCCCTTGTAGTTGATGTCAACCTTTGACGGCTTACCAATTGGCGGTTTGTTCCTGACAGATTGACCCTTCAACGCAAAAACACCCTTGCCCTTGCGGCTTCGAGCGTACGCATACACTTCTGAGGTGTAGTGGCCACCGGAGTCGCAACCAATAGCAGACACCTTGACTCTTCCGCCATCTGCATGTGGATAGTCCCTAAATACGAGGTCATCAACTTGACTCCACAACTTTTCACCTGCTGGATCGCCGTAAATCTCAGTGTGCCCAATCAGCCAACACTCCTCACCAGCGCCCCATGCATACAACCCAACGGCAACGCGGTTGTCCTGCACGTCAACACCAGCCGTGAGTATGACCGCCCCCTTGGGCAGTTCACCAGCGGGGTAAAACTCAGCCCGTTCAGACAAACTGTCAGCACCAAGCTTTGCCCCTGTCTCCTCTTCCCAGGTTTCGCCCAGGATCGTATTAACGAACGTCTTCAGCAGGGGCGCGTCGTTCTTCGCACGTAAAAATTCGCCAACAATTTCTTCCCAGCTTTTCCAGCCCAGCGGTGAGTACAGAGACGACAGGTGAAATCCGATCGTTCTTTGATCTTGACTATCTGCCATCGCACGCCACTCGCCCTTGCGCAGCATCTCGCTCTTGTAGTACTCCTGAATGTGCGTGCCACAGCCCTCGCACACATACGCAACAGTCTTGGGGTCGCCGTCACGCCACTGCAAATTCTTCCACTGCAGCCACTGCATGTGATCGCAATGAGGACAGGGGACGAAGTAACGCCGCTGATCTGATGCGAGATATTCGGCCTCGATGCGGCTCGTATCCTTGACGGTGGGGGTTGACGTCAGGATGATCTTTCGCCTGCTGAACGTTGACGCACGACGCTCCGCCAATGCGCAAGGGTCTCCCTCACCGTCCACGTCGCTTGGGAAAGCATCAACCTCATCAAGAAGTACCCAACGGCAAGGAGCAGAACGCAGGCCCGTAGCTGAGTTCGCGCCGGTGAGGAGGAGGATTCCACCCGGAAATTCTTTTGAAAACATCGTGTTGCCTGAATCGCGGCTTCGAGCCGGAGCGACCTTCTCCGCCAGACACGGTGTCTCATGAATCAACGAGTCGAGACGTTGTTTGCTCAATCTTTTAGCCATCTCGATCGTCGGCTGCACAAAAAGTGCTGGGCCTGGCGCGTGGGCAATCATGTACCCAACGACGTTGTTGATCGCTTCTGTCTTGCCAAGCTGCGCACCAGCCATGAACACCACCTTCTGCACAGGAGAGCTGGCGGACATGGAGTCCATGATTTCTTTCAGATACGGCGTCCGGTCTGTGCGCCAGGGGCCAGGTTCAGCACTCGCCTTGTTGGACAACATCCTGTACATGTCGGCCCACTGACTCACGGTCAAGTCAGGATCAGGCTTCAGGCCGTCACGGAACGCATGCCTGTAGATCAGGGCACCATCACGCATCGGTCAAGGTCTCCAAAGCCCTGCGGATCTCGCTGGTCAACGTCTGGTGGATGACGACCGGGTCAGACTCAGCAGCCAACTGATTACTGACACGATCAGGAATATTCCCCAAAGCATCACGTACAGCACGAGCAGAAGTGAAAGCCTCACGCTGCACACGAGAAACCTCCACAAGCTGATCTTCTTTGACTTCGAGGTCCAGTCGAGCCAGTTCGGCACGGAAATGCTCAGACTTCGCACGGCTTTCATTAAAGGTCGGGATCTCAAGTTCAGAGGATGTCTTACGCGTGGGACTCGTTGAGACAAGCGGGTTGCCCTCGGTGTACGCCTTGACCGCTGCTTCCTTGTCCCATTCGATCTTGTTGCGGACAACCATGAAGCAACCGTCAAAACGGCCCTGGCTCTTCATTTGGCTGATGCGAGCCTGCGTGATGCCAAGCTCCTCGGCCAGCTCTTTGGTGTTGCAGACAGTCATAGACGCAATTTAAGGCAGGTAGCGCGGTTTTAAGCGAAATAGTGCCACGGGAGCTTTTCTTGGCATATAATTGTCAACTTTTTGATTTTGGCGTCTCAAAGTGAGACAAACCTGAGAATGCTGCGACACGCATAGTTCTAACGCTAGAGAAAGAAGGGGGTTCGAAATTACCTGCAGCGCAGTTCGCAGCAAGGACCCGCAAATGAGAATCAATTAGGCCGTGAAGAATTGTTACAATCTGCCCCCTACCGGCAGGATCTGCGCTATATTGTTAATGGCCAAATGGCCGCCAATCGCACCTTCAATCATGAATAACATCGAAGAGACATTCTCCCGCATGTTGTCTTTAATCGAGACCGCTCACGCTATCAAGAATGAGTTGGAATCATTGAGGAAGAATACAACCGAGGAGGAATGGGACAAACAGTTAGATTCAAAGTTCGGTGATTTGATTTGTTATTGCATGGATCTTGAACACGAACTTGATAAAGAATAGGGGGGCAATTGCCCCCTTTTTTTATGCAAAAAAATACCCCGACACAATGGCCGGGGCGTTGATAGTGTGCGATCGATTTAACTTGCTTGATTGATGATCGCTTGCTCAGCCTTTCGTTTGCTTGTGCCATGGGCGAGGAAGGCGATGATCACCCGCTTCCCCCTTGTGTGGCACAATTGGCAGTCTGCGCAGGTCTTGCTATCTGACCTTTGAGCGGGGCAGACCAAGACTCGATTGCCGTCTGGTGTGGCCCACGTGGTGCGCGTCTCTGATGATGGGACAGCGAGCACGGCAGGGATACCTGAGGCAATGGCAAGGTCTGCAGCGGTCTCTGATTCTGTCGACAGGTTGATGCGGAACCCTTGGCGGTTCGCTTGCCTGAGCAAGGATAGGTTCTCGCCCAGGTTCGGGTCGTGGTGCGTGTACGTGTAACCACGCTTGCCCCGGTTCGCCTCGATGATTTGCCGCACAAAGCGCCGTGAAATGCGACCGAACGTATGGGGCAAATCGCCGCTTTGATTATGGCGCCAGAGCTGATCAGATGGCAGGGCCATGATAGCGGCTACAAATTGCCTGAGGCTTGTGCCACGGTCGCCGCTTGTGACCTTTGCCCAGTGCAAAGCCAGGGGGCCAGATTCAGCGTAGCAACCGTTGCCCATGAAAGGGCAGGATGGCGAGCACGTGGCACGGGATGAAGTGCTGACAGGTATCGGCCCTGTCTTGGCATTTGATGAAACTTTGGTCAGGTGAAATTTCAGGTCCGAAAGTTTAGTCATTTGTGGTTTGCGATTGGATAGAAAGGAGCGCACAATGGCGGCCCCTAAGTGATCAAAACGGGTCTGAATCGTGATCGGGTTCTTCTGCATCCTCTGCACCCTGTAGGCGGGCCATGGTGGCCAGATCGCGCAGGGCCTGAGAAGGCAGGGGGAACAGTTCAACGTCAGAGGGTTTGCAAGACGGGATCGCTCGCACAAGGGGGGCGTGCTCGCCGGGGAGGATAGGTCCGGTCATCAGTGGGATAGCGAAGGGTTGCGTTCAGCAGCGGTGAGGCATTCTTCCCAGATCTGATCGCTGCATTCCTGATCGGGTTCGGGATCGATCGGGTCCAGATCGTAGGGGCCGACATCCGGCCAATCCTGATAAAAGGAGCTGATCATGAGGCAAGAGCGAGACGGACGCGGTACCGGGTGATCCCAAAGCGATTGGCGATTGCTTGCTGCGAGTGGCCACAACGCTTGAGAACCCGGATCCTGCGTTCTTGGCCCATGGTGGCCAGATCGATCAGGGCAATTATCAGCACAAGGGGCAGGAGAAGGCCCCAGAGGATAGAAAGGGTCACTTGCTTGTGACAGCAGGGGGAGCGATTAGGAGGATCCCTGCCGTGCCCGAATCATAGACCCTAGGGGCAGGATGCAAGGGGGCCACGTTGATAATTCTTCACAGATCAGGGCCGGTTTCGCAATTGTCACAGCGTGCGGCATTCTGTGCCCCTTCATTTAATGGCGCATTGTCTGGCACGCGTGGCCCTTGCGACCGTATGGGGGCACCTAGCAAATGGTCGTCTCGTGGCCCCTATATAAGGTCAAATGCTTTTGAGAATGACTCTCATTTGCAAGGGGGTCAGTGTGCCCCAGTGCTCTTGAGAATGATTCTCATTTTCATTTGTTAGTGCATTTGAACCATAGTGCATTTGTACTCATACGTTTTTGAGAATGATTCTCGTTTTCATTATGTGCCTATGCGCATTGCCGCATAATAGTACATTTGAACCATAGTACATTTGCACCCAAGCCAGGGTCACTCCGGTACAAAAATCGCCTTAAACCGACCCCTTGCAAGAACTTCGAGGTTTTCTTAAACCGACCCCCTGCAAGAACTGAGCACCTTAAACCGAACCGCCGCAAGAACTTCAACGCAAAATCATTGACGAGAACACCTGATTGAATCGCTCCGCTGCAGCTTGACTCGCGATGCT